AGGTTGGCTGACGGTTTGGACATACAAAGGTATCTGGACGACACCGCAAACCCTGGCAGCAAACTGAACTACTCAGAAGCAGAAAGCTCTGACAAGTTCATAGTTGACAGAGCTTGGTGGGAAGCTACCATGCGTGATAGTCGTGACGTTAAGACTTTGAAGATAGCGAGGTAACATGTCCAGGACACCAGATAATCCAGCTCATTACGACGGTAACAAAGGCGTAAGCTGCATAGAAGCCATAAGCAACGCGTTTACCGAAGATGAGTTCAGAGGTTTTCTGTGGGGCAACGTCATGAAATACATGTGGCGTTGGCCTAAAAAAGGAGGACTTGTCGACCTCACTAAGGCCAAGTGGTTGATAGAGCGTCTGATTGAAATAGAAGAAAAGAAAAAGACTACCACGAAGCCTCAGGATTCAAAGCCTTCTCGATCTCGTCGGTAATAACAAATTTGCTTGGCACGTTGAAAACAGGCCAACTGTTTGTTGTATACCAAAGACCACAAGCCCCGATGTTCACAGCCTGAGCGAAGTCATCGCTTAGGTGTGGGTTCCTTGTGATCGTGTACATGTCTGAGCCGACTCTTGTTTCAGTCTTCTGCTCTGTCAAAGCCAAGAAGTCGTGTATCAAACCTGGGTCGTCAGTAGACTTGTAGTCATACTTGAAGAATCGTATTCTCTTCATGCGTATTGCCGCGCACGTGGTCAGCAATGAACGAGTCTTGTCGACTCTGTAGTAAGTTCTTGGATTGTTTGCGGTTGGTTTGACAACAGACATTATCTTAGATGCAGCAGCTCTGACGTACTGGATTGGAATTATCCTGTCGTACGGAACGCCAGCCTGACACAGAAATGTCTCACGCAAAGCTCCAGCGCCTGTATAGTCATGAGCTACGAAAGAACAGTTAAAGGTGCTGAAGTAACCCAAGCACTGTTGCGCCTCAGCCAAGTGATCGTGTGGAGTCATCAGCCTTCTACCCCACAACACGTCTATCACTCCGGTAGGCGTGATGCCCAACACTGTCGCGACAGTCAAGCTGACGCCCTCTTCACCACCACCACCCCAGTCTATTGCCAAAACCCTGTACCTGTATTTGTTTAGATTGTTTGCGCAAGTAGCCGGCTCTCTTGGAGCGTTGGGATGTTGAAGAACACAGGCTTGTTGAAGTTCTTCCATCGACACTAGCTGAACACCTGTTCCGCAGCTTTCTCCCAACACTTCGTTCATGTACTTCTCAGGCGTGTAATTGCCGTAGCCTTCACGCTTTGCCAAAAGCTCAGCCCATTTTGCTGGCTCTGAGTAGTGGATGTGCATGATTGGCTGAGGAACGTGAAAACCTGCAAACTGGAAACGTCGTTCTGGATACCTGTGTATCCAACGACCTTGTTTAGGGTGTATTGTCTTTGAGCACTTGGCGCATACTGTTCCTGGGTTGTCTTCTGACATGTCTTCTTTCATGGGACCGATCATGTTTTCAAGATCATGCTTAACTGAAGCTATGTTAAGTTTGCCGCAAGCCTTGCACGGTATGCACCACTCTGCTTGAGATGACATCAACCAGAGACCTTCAATGGTGTTATCTGGCGTCTTCGGCGTCCCAGAGTATTGACTGATTGCCCAAGGAGACGCGGACATTGTTTCCTTGATGATAGGTATAAGATCACGATCCATGTCTTGAACTTCGTCGATCACAACCTTGTCGCTTCTGATACCTCTGACGCGGTCTGCGTCCAAAGAAGCAAAACTAAATTGCATCATGCTGTAATTACGGAAACTACGCTGCAATACGCTGTTTTCCGTATTCGTGCCCGTCCATAGGGCACGCACAGGAGACTGTTCAACGAACGGTCTCACGTAGTTGTTTGACAGACGGCGCACCTGTTCAAACAACGGTGTTATGTAAAGTGTGCGAAAATAGGGTATGGAGGTGCAAGTGATTACGCCGTGAGCTGAGCCTACAGTCGACTTGCCAACCTGACGCCCTGTTTTCAACACCATGGATTTAGGCATCCTGGTGTAGAACAAGGTTTCAAATTGGAAGTGATTAGCCAGACTGTAGGGCTTGCCATCCAAGGTAAGCACCAATGGCAACAATGGCGAGAAGTTAGGAAGCCTGCCGTCTTGAACTATCTTCAAGAAAAGGTTGAGCTTGTCTATGTCTGGTAAAGACGCAATCTTGTCGCCAACAAAACTGTGCAGCTTTTCATTCGCGGAGGCTATCATAGATGGACAACCAAGAGGAAACGTTGCAAAACTTGCACAAGAAAGTAAACAAAGCAGTATCTGACTATTGGCATGTTATATTGATAATAGTCTGCGCGATGTTCTTTCTTTTCGCAAGGTAGCATTATACAGGGGTTTATCGATGAACATAAGCCGCTCGCCTAGAAAATACCTGGAAAGAAGAGGTATTCTTGGGACATACAGAAAACCCATGAGTACGGTTAGTTTAAACAGCCTTAGGCTTAGAGACTATCCCTTGGAATCTCCTTTCCCCATCACAGAACTGAGGCAATACACTCAGGGAGACCCTGTGCCTGACAGAGGTATTTCGAAGGAGTGGCCAGACGTGTGAGGTTATATATGGTTGGTGACTTCTTCGGTCTAGGTTTCGCGATTGTTATGTCTGGTCTTGTTATATGCTTGGTAACGGTCAATCCGTTACCGCTTCTGGGCATGGCTGCCGGTCTGTACGCTTTGTCGTTTGCAGGCAGCCAGGTTGAGAAAAGCACGCGCAGACGCAGATAAGAAGTCATTTTGTTGTCACACCTGTTACATAAACAAGGCATCTGTAAAAAGTTGCCGACGTTATGTAACAGGTTTTTTTTGTTAAGGAGAACTGGAATGTTGACAGACATCAAGAACGCGATCATCAACTGGCGGGTTTACCACAGCGACTACTTCGACCAGCCTAATGTCACCGCTGTCATGTACATAGGTAAGTTTTGTTTTGCTGCCGTCGCTTACAAGGACAGGTACGCTAAAGACAAATACGCAGCCGTGGTGTACGAATCAGTACTTTCAAGGAACGACAAGACAGAAGAGTCCAAGAAAGTTATTTGCGACAGCGCTTTTGAGGCTATGTCGCAAGCCGAGAAACTAATGCGCGAGTTTGCTGAGAAACAAATTATGGACAGAGAGCCTGAACTTCTTGGTGTAGACAAAGAAAACAAAAAGGAACTTGCTGATGTTGCTTGAACCTTGGACTAAGAAGTTCGATGCTTGTCTTAAAAAAAGAACGGGTAACAGCATATCTGATCTTGGCCTGGATGATCGTGAGGTACAGGCTTACTACAGTTCTGGTCAAAAGCCGGATGAAGCGGCGAAGGAGTACATTGAAAGAAGAGACCTCGACGACATCACCGACCCAGCAACGTTCGGGTGGTGATAAAGCAAGGTACAAGGTGTTCACGCAACTGGACACTGATTTAATATATGTCAGTCACGTTTTAGAAAACGCTATACCTGACGCAGCCATACGCGAGAAGTTTATTTCTTCAGGCGTTGGCAAAAGCTACTTTGTTATAGAATTTGACAAGAAGTTTGAAGACAAATTTGAATTGCTTCTTGGTTTTTCAAGTTCTGTGATTTCGTGGCACTTGAGTAGAAAGGAAGACTAAAGTGAATCAGCTCATGGCTTTTGTGTCTTGTGTCCTGGCATCCAAAGCTGTTTTGGACGTTTGGTTCAACGGTTCTATATTTTCATGGCACAGAGCCTGGGCTGAGCTCCTTAGAGACGAAGGAGCTTGGAAAGTATCCAGGCTGCTTGGCGAACTGCTAACATGCAGGTTTTGTCTGAGTTACCACACGTCTCTGTGGTTTACTCTTTGCTGCATACCCATTCTACCATGGTGGGCTTTGGCACCATGGTGGTTTGCGGTAAGAACAGCGGCTAGATTTGTCGACATATTTGAGGAGAAGCTAGATGGAGATTCCAGCACCGCTAGAGGCAACGATGGAGTCGTTTCAGGAGACAGCGAAACAAGTCTTTTTGACTGACGCTTATCTTGAAAACGTGGCAGTTGTTTTTAATTGGAAAATTGGAAACACTGACCTTCCTTTTGGCCTTATGCTCGGCAGAGACGGTGGCGTTAAAACTCCATCTGAACTGATCGGCATAACCCAACAAACCTGCAAAATGCTTATGCACCAAGCCTTGAACCTTCAAGGGATGCTTGAAGCTGTTGATCAATTGGCTGGAGAACTGGCTGAAAAGATAAAGAAAGTGAAGGAGCAAGACAATGTTTAACGTTACGGATAATCTCGGAGAAGCGCTCATAAAAGTAGATGCTATGGACTTGACTAACTTAAATTCAGAACGCGTAAAGACCTTGGGGTATTTCACGGCTAAAGACGCAAGTATATCCAACAAAAACACAGTTACCTCAATCTTGGTGTACGCTAACGACCCTAAAAAATTGATCTTCTTCAATGACTTTGAGAAGAAGATAAAAAAGAAAATGGACATGAAGGAAGATATAGTAGGTGTGATTGTTTGTTGCAATTTTGCAAGTACTGGAGACGTGGTTGTATTTACAAAGTCAAAAGGATTTGATGTAACGCCAGAGCTTGAAAATTCAAACGAAGCCATATCAACAGTAAGGTTGTCTGTGTGTGTTGTTAGGTACAACCAAGTCAAAGGAACTTTGAGAAAAACTGATCAAAGCGCTCTTTTGCCTAACAAATACCTTGGAACTTACGCTAACTACAAATTTCCATTTTCAGTAGACAAGCTGTCGTTGATAGCCCTAGACGAAAGGATAAACGGTAGTTTTATAGACAAGACAGGAGAAGACATACTAAAAGCCATAAGCAACGTAAAAATAAAACCTCTTGGGCTTGTCTGCACCAATCCGCATATGGGAATGTTGGACGACAACCACCCAAATGTGACTGCTGATTTTGCAAGTCCTGGACAGCATGACTTTGATCACTCTAGGTTTGACACGTCGGATAAAGAAATTTATCAAATGTTTGAGATGGAGGGCTCAAAAGGAAACGCTATCATTCTTATGTGGAATAGGTTGTCTTTCAGAAGAGCAAGAGTTCCTCGGCACAGTAGCGGTATAGCTCAGTTTATAGTGTCTGACAATTTTGCTCATGCGTATTTTAAGGCCTATGTTACAGATCACAGTATATTGAAACTAAAAGCTAACAAAAGAAGTTTCAATGTTTTGCTAAAGTCCAAAACCGACAACTCTACAAAATTAGTTTTCTCAAGTCCTTATCAAACTAATTTTGCTTGGATGAGAGAAAGGATCAGCAACCCATCGGTGCAGATTGTAAGTGATGGCGTAACTGATTTTTACAGGAATGACTTCAGGCTTTACACGGTTATAGATAAGAAACACATCAACGTCTACGAAGACTTTGATGCGTTTATGCGTGTTATGTCTAACCCAGATAATATTTCTAGAAGCATGACCAGAGGAGCCGTGCTGGACAAGGAAAGTTTGTCTGAAAAGTTTGACAGTCAGTATAGAAAACAAAACGGTGCTAAACACATTTACGATAACATGGACTTTAGATGGTGTCTCTCCTCTTTGTTTGACTCTACTGCTTCTCCTATAGCTGGTAGTTTTGAGGCTCTTCCTTCTGTCAGTCTGCCTGAACCTGTAAAGGTAATAGAGCTTGTTCAAAACAACCTGGATATAGAGTTTATTGAAGTACTTAGTTCGTACGCGAGACGTGGTGAGGATATTTTGGCGGTTGTAGCGTCTGAAAAACAAACCTACAGCCTTCTAAATAATCAGCACACGCTGTATCATTTGACAATCTTAAGAGGTAACGATACCCTTTTCAGAAAGTCATTCTTTGAACCTGTGCATAAAGTTCAACTGGATTACGTCGACGCTGTTCACAACTCTCAACCAAGCAGCAATGAAGAAAGGAGGCGTTGCGTATGCGTGAGGATTACTTGGGGTTCTGGTATGGTTTTGCATGAAGTCTTGTTGAATTCTGTCTCTACACCCAATTTTCTGCGGCAAAGAAACGTGTCCGTTGAACGAGCTAGAAACGAAGCTGGCCGTTCTGGAAGGTCTGGACGTGTTTTGTCTTTGTAAGGAGAGCGCTATGAAGTGGTTCAAAACAAGGAAAGTTACAGTCAGGCCTACCGTTGTTGACAACAACGAGGCTAGAGTGAAAGAACTGGAGGACAGGGTTGCAAAAATAGAAAAAACTTTAGGAGAGCTAAAGAACGAAGATAGCGAAATATCTTTTGATCTAGATCAAGTTAAAGCCGACGCTCAAGAAGACCTGAAGAATATAATTGCAATTGTTGAGAATTTGAAGACAGCTGTGCAAGCTTTGCATGACTCTGACAAATCTCTTAACGAGCGTTTAGACAGAGTTTCAAATCTTGCAACAAGCACAGCCTCTATGTCTTGCTCAAAAGACGAGCTGCTGGCTCTTGTAAAAACTCTAAGCAACGCACTCACTCTGTACCACGACAAGGCAAACTTGCCCTTCTAAATTTGTTTGGTACATTTAACAACCTAGCGCGAAAGCGCACCCCCTTAGCTCATCGGTAGAGCGGAGTTCTTATACAGCTCGTCAGAGGTGGTTCGATTCCACCAGGGGGTAATGCAGACAAGGTGTTCTTGTCTGCTTTTTGTTTCTAGTGTTTGAAAGGTTTTGACCGATGCGTAAGTTTGTTTTGACTGTTGGTGTTGTTGCTTTGTCTGCCGCTACCCTGGTAGCTGGTCCCCTAGGACGTATGCGCGATCGCGCTGAAGAGCGTCGCGAAAACCGTCATAATCATGCAGAGGTTGTGGTTACTAAGGACGGAAAGCCAGCTCTTCGCTGGGCTGACGGTAGCCTGAGCTTGATTGGAAAAGACAAGGACGGCAAGTTGATTGCCGCCCCCAAGGCTGAGGGCACCAAGACCCTCAAGCAAAACCACGGCCCAGAAATCAAGTTGGTTCCTGGCGCGAAAGTGAATTGACCAAACTGCCGTTGAGGCTTGGTCAAGCTTTGTTTACTCAGTTGAAGAAAGGCTAGCAAGATGCGTAAATACCTTTTGGCTTCCTTGGGCATGGCTGCTGTTGTTTCCTCAAGCATGGCAGGTCCCTTGGGTTTGTTTGGGAGGCGCGGGAACGGAGGGCAAGTCGCCCAACAGACCCAAGGGCCTGTCCGTAACGTTGTATACGGAGCGTTTGGTACGGCCCAAGGTGTTGCCAATCACATGGCAACAATTTGCCGTATCGGACATTTCGGGGGTAATAGCGGTTATGAAGGGGTAGGCTGTGGAAGCTCCCCTTACGCCGCAGAAATGAATTGCTGTTATCGCAGCCGGTGGCAACCTCGCGAAGTTGGAATCGCGCAGGGAGCCAACGGGCTATGGTACGCCTGCTGCCGTTACTAATAACTGAAGTCTAGGGTGTGCATCTGCGCACCCTAGACTTGCCACTGTAGCTCAACGGTAGAGCACTGGTTTTGTAAACCAGGGGTTGTGGGTTCAAATCCCACCAGTGGCTATGTGTTTTTAACTTAAAAGGAGTTTTTATGAGCTGGGCAACTTCTGCAGGAGTTAGAGTTTTAAAAGGCCCTGAAAAAGAATTGTTTCTTTTCGGCGCACTCTGTCTTTATGACACTATACTATTCTATACAGATTTAAAAGAAGACGATGAAGATGAACCTGTCTCCGTTGATTATTGTTCAGAAGTTTTTAACAAAATGCCAGACGAAGAAAAAATAGTAAATTTAGCTTATGTGGTCAAAGAACTTGTAAATGAAACAGAACCAAAAGAACTGTACGCGTGGTCAGAGGCTATAGTACACGCTGTGTTTTGCGTTTTAAACCAAACGGTTAACGAAGAAATAGAGTTATATGTCCCTAAAGCGAACAAACCTCAATACGCAACTTGGAAAAATAAATCACTAAGACATTGGTTAAACAAATGTAACATCAAATACTTAGACAAAGAAATAGAAATAACTGGAATTAAAGACACTAATAACGAAGCTTGGGAAGAAATAATAGAGTGTATGCAAGAAAGAATACTTTGGGACGATGATTTTAATATGGAATATATTTATTTTGAAGCGTCTCAAGAAGGCAGAATAGAGGTTAACCAAGCTTTAGGTATAGAGCCTAATTATTTTGTAAGCGTAGGATTACCAGCGTCAGAAGATAACGTACGCAGAGCTCACGTTTACTTTGAAACTTTAGAAAATTTATCTTAAACCAACGCTCTCGTAGCTCAACTGGATAGAGCAGCGGATTTCTACTCCGCAGGTTGTGGGTTCGATTCCCGCCGAGAGTAATGTGTTCCGCAAACAGTTTACGGAACACAAACATGTTTGTGATAGAATGCATTAAGTTGAAAGGAGGTGTTCAGAGGTAACCTACACATGACTGTATTTGTTTTTGTGTTTGTTGCTTTTGTCATTTACTGCATTTCCAGCTACGTCACATACGACCAGTCGATAAGAAATTCTAATATTATTTTTCCGATAAGCGTAACCATAAGCGTGATGTCTACGCTTCTGTGGATATCAATGATTAGAATTTTGAATGACACGAACAAGATAATAGCTGCTTCTTTTGCCTGGGACACTGCTGTCACCATGGCTTACGCTTTGATACCAGCTTTGCTTCAGGGTAAAAACCTAAGCTGGCAATCTTACGCTGCCTTGGTTGCAATAGTGATCTCTCTTGTTTGGTTCAAGGTTTCATGTGACTAGAAAGGTTTTGAATGAAAAAAGCTAGTCTCAACAAAATACTTGAGGCCTGCTACAAACGTTTGAAAAGGCATCCAGAAATAAACAACTTTCCGCATTACTCGTTCATAATCAAGGACGGGAAAGTTGTAAGCTGGGCGCGTAATTCAAAAGTGGAACCACCAAGACACTTTGGTTACCACAGGAAAGCCGACAAGTCTTTTAGACCCAAGTATCACGCGGAACTGGCTGCTTACAGAAAGCACCCAGTCAAGCCTCCGTTTGAAGTGGTGAATGTCAGGATGAACAAAAACGGGGAGCTTAGGATAAGCAAACCGTGCCCTGCTTGTGCCAAGATCATGACCGCTCTTGGATGCAGCAGGTTTTACTACTCGTTTAACGACGGGTTTTTACAATACACTCCATAAGGAAAACAAATAATGATGGACTCTAGCGGTGCCGAAAGAGCTTTTGAAGAAATACGTAAAGCAATACCTAGCAGCAATGTCTTGGCGTTAAGACAGCTTGAAGCCTTGAAAGACCACGTAGCTGAATTGGAATATCTTATAGCAGACCTGGCTGACGGCCTGGAAGATGACGGCTTAAACGAAAGAGTAAACTCTGTCTTAAAAACAGATCAAGACGTTTACGATGACGACGAAGATGAAGAAGATGCCGAAGACACCGACGAAGAACCAGAAGAAGAAAACGAGGAAGAATAAATGTCAGAAGCAGAATACATGGAAATTGTCGAAGGAGAATTCGGCAGAAGTGTTCAAGCTGGCGAAGTGTTTGTAAGCGA